ATTCTGGTGTAATCTGACGATCTAAAAAGAATTGATTAGCACGACTACTTTGAGTTTTATTCGGAATAGCTAGGTAATCACCTCGACTTATTCTGGTGATTTGAAAATCAGTGCCGTCTCTTGTAACAACTGCAGACAATATATCAATAGTGGCTTGCACATTCGTAAGGTCTACAGCAGCAGATAAAGTAGTGCTGGCTCCGCTTGTCCCACCAGTAATAGTCTCTCCGTTACTAAACGTGCCCGAAGGCAAAGTAATAGCAAAAGAACTGCTAGAAGGCTTGCTTGTAATACTCGCCGTAGCTCCGCTTGTGCCGCCCGTAATAGTTTCTGCTACCGAAAAACTTCCAGAGGCTCCTACGGACATGGTAAGAGTCCCTCCGGGATAATTAGCTATGCCATCCGCTAACGTAATAGAGGTCTGCTCTATAGTCCACTGATTAAGACCTCTGTTAGCCCAATCAGCCAAAAGAATGTTTAAAGATCGACGGGCTGTTTTTAAATCGTAGCCCGTGCGAAGTTCCAAGCCACAACGCTCAAACGCTTCTTCTATGTACTCAGCAACATCAAGCTCAAAATTTACCGAACCAGAAAGAGCCATTATTCTTCGTACAAGTTATTGAAAGTTATAGACGGATCTAAGTAACTTTCATGGCCTTCAGCAGAGTGTTTCCACTGAGACGGTTTAAAATCAGGCACACCTTCTCCCGTAACCCACAAAGCTGGGCTGGTTGCTCTTACACGATTGTTGGGTAACGCCACTATGTTCCCCTTCCATTTACCTTCTTCTGTTATACATAATACATGCGATTGCTTATGTTGAGCAGAATCATCTGCAATATCCGATTCTGTATAATCTACCGTAAACAAGTACTTAGAGGTAAAAAACTTTCCGTCAATTTTAGCAAGCCACGGAGAAGAACTTACCCTATCCATAACCACAACAGAATGATGATTAGACTCACAGTCCCAAGGCTGGGATAAATGATCAGCCATAGGTTCTGGATAATCTTGCATAGGCATGTCACAAACTAAGCCTTGTATCGGCATTCTTGCCCACATAGCTCCTCCGTGAATGTTACCTTCATCATTATCATCGCAATCTGCTTCGCAACCCGTAAAAACAACCTGAAAACTTAAAGAACGGTCAGGTACAGTATTTACCGCTATTGCCAAACAATGTAAAAATTCTCCATGATATTTCTCATGGTTATGCGTAAATTCCCTTCGCACCCAACATTTAAAATGTGGGATGTTGCTGATTAAATACGCCACTACATGCCAATATCTTTCTTCTTGGACATTTTCATTACTGAACCGCCTTTAGACTTTTTCATTACGGAGCTGTTTTTAGATTTTTTCTTTTTAGCCCCTGCGTTTCCTATGTTTACTTTTGAACCCGGCATAAATACCTCACATGTGTTTAGTGATTTTACGGCGGTCATCTAAGACAGCACCGCACCCTTTAGCTATTTCTTGACGAACTTCTCCGCCACGAAACATATTTTTTACTGTTGCTTTTTTAGTGTTCTTAACAACAGTTTTACCTTTTTTTCCTTCTCGTTTTTTCTTTTTAGCAGTAGCTGCGCGTTCTGATTTACTCAAGGAACGAGCTTTAGCTAACGGCAAACAACGATCTGGGTTTTTCTTGTTTTTAGAAGTCCCGCATTCACCAACAATATTACCCTTGCTATCAATACGAACCCATTTTTGATCACGCCATTTTTTTAAAGCACCCATCAGGCTTTTTTCCTTTTGGATTTTTTTGCGTAATTAGGATCTTTACAATACTTAGACGCCGCCATGTTTGCGTAAGCAGACGGATAGGTATCAAAAGTGCGTTTTGCCCAAGCCTTCCCGGCAGCGCAAATTTTGCTGCCTTTGCTTTTTTTTGAAACCCCGCCGCCTTTACGGTAATAAGTCAAGCCTTTTGGCATAGACGCTCTGTTCATTTACCACGCCTCGCAAGACCAATAACGGGCACTAAACTTATCCTTGGCTGTATCGCAATTATGTCGCGCTCTAAAGCTTTTTCGTCGAGCCGGTTGGTTCTTTTTAATCGTCATATCAGGATCGCCAAAACGAACCATTTTAATCTGGTCCCCTTTTTTAGCTAATACAACAGACTTTTTAGAACCACCTTTTGAACGTTTTGGTTGGTTATACCCAGAAAACGTTTCTCCACGATACTCTATTCGCCCAGAAGGCAGTCTTTTTACGTTTTTTACAGTAGCCACGTATTTTTACGCATGAAATGCAGTCATAGTGGTAAACGTAGACTGCGTATACTGTATGTAAGCACCTGCCGTAAACAAAACGCCTTCTTCTGGAATAGCTACGTCTCTAGTTACCGTCGCACTCGCTACCGTACCAATTTTCATCGTACTTGTTCCCGTAGGAGAAGTAATCAAAAAATCAATGGTCCCCGCCGTAGCGGAGTTAACGATGTACGCACCTTTAAGCCTTGTTCTTCCCGCAAATATAACGTCTGCAGCAGAGTTGTTAATCCCTGCTGAAACATCACCCGCTGGATCGCCTACGGCTGCAATAGCTGTAACGGTTTTAAAATACTTTGATCCCGTTGCAGTTCCCGCGTTTGCACCAGTGATTGACTCTGTTTGAGAATCCCCATTTACATCAGTCCCTGTGACTGTAAAAGAAATTCCAGAATCATCACCAGCAGACAAAATAGTAACTACTCGTCCTGAACTAAACGTGCAACTGCCACTATCAGCAAGCGCACCGCCAATCGTTAAACTAGCGTTGTTACCCACAGCAGCAGCAGTTGAAATCCCATCGGCATCTAAGGCTTGCGTGTCAGCCGTAATAAAAACAGCTTTAACATCTGATCCTGCCATAAATTACCTCCTTTATGCGTCAGCAAATGGAGTGACAACCGTGCCGGAAGCAAGAACAGTTCCTGAAACAACGTATTTAGCACTGGCCGCTGCATACGCTGTGACCACGCTTCCAGCAATGCCACCTTTAGTGCTGCCGTTCATTGTAATGACGTCGTTGGATGACCCAGAAAAGAAAGTCTTTCCTGCTGCATCGCTCTTGCCTAAATAAAGACCGCCGACAAATTTGTCTGTACCGTCAGTTAAAATATCCATATCTGTAGCTGCAGTAATTACCAAAAAAGTAAAAGTTGCACCTAAGTTATTGGTTTGATTGGGATCTGTAGAATCTCCCGGTGTAGTAGTAACAATAGAAGGCAGAGTAAATTTGCCATCTGCGTCGTTACATAACAATAATTTTCCTGCGTGAGCTGCTACGGTCAAAGAAGTGTCAGCGGTTAAACTAACTACGCTGGATGAACCAGCACTAATGAAACCTGCAAGAGATCGGACTGGGCCAGAAAAGGTTGACTGTGCCACGTTAGTACCTCCTTACGAAAGGGTTTGCTCTAGCGTCTTCGTAAGTGTCTGCTGGGACAGTCGCCAGAACTATTTATTCCCAGAATAAAATCTAACTATACCTAAAAAACAAAGGGGCAACAACGTTGCCCCCTATGCTTTCGCTACGCTCCGGGTGTACCGAACACTCCACGCCAGTCAGAAACCCCGAAAGAATATCTTTCGCGGGCTTTAAACCGCATGTTGCCGGTATCAAAGTCCCCTTCCATCGCAGTGCGGATGGGGGTTCTTTGGAACATTTTGAAGCCGTTAGGCGCATCAGTTTTAATGAAATACGCATCGGTATCTGTCAAGAAGTGGTTAACAACCGCTCCATCAGGCAGCATACCCATAGACTTCACTGCGTTAATATCATTATCCGCAGTTCCGGGTCGTAAGTTTGAGTTTAAAACTCGCTCAGCAATAAACTGAAGTTCTTTAGGAATGATTAACTTCATTCCACGAACAGCAATTTTTAAACCGCGCTCATCAGTAAACCCAGCAACGTCAATAAGCATTTGCTCTAAAGACGTCTCGTTCAAATCTGCCGCAGTAGACAGCAAGTTACGCTGGTTACCAGACAGAGAAGGATGAGACGAAGAGCATAATGCAACGCCATCACCGATAGCTGAAGCACCTGCCGTAAAGGCATTGTTCAGAATGGTAGCAGCTTTGATTTGCTTAGTTTGAGACATCGATCTAGCCAACGCACGGGTATAACGTGCAGCTAGTCGGTCATAAAGGTTATCTTCGATAGCTTCTTCCGTAATCGAAAATGCCAACGCTATGGTCTCATGCGTATAACGAGCAGTATAAGTTTCCTGCGCGTCATCGAATGAAATGCCACTGCCTTCTGATTTAACAGGGGCAGTTCCAAAGCCTGACAACATTACCTCTTCTTCAAAGGCTCGATCCGAAGACTCTTCTTCAAAGATTTCTCCGCTTTCGTTGTCATAACGATCATATTCCAGCCCGAACAAAGCATTAAGGCCGGGTTCAAGCTCTTTCGCCAGTTGGGCGCGAGTAATAGGCATGAATCTTCTCCTTTACCTTAGATGCCAGTTGTAGTGGCTGTTGTTTGAGAGTCGAATCGTGCATTCGGTGAGTTGTAATGTGCATTTATTCTCACAATCAACGGAATACCAGCAGCAGTAAAATCACTGTTAGCATCGTCATCGACAATACCCATGATTTTAAGCGGCAAAGTAGCCGTGGTTGCGATAGTAGATACACCCAACGCCGAATTAGATCGACCGTTATCGGTTGAACCCGTTCGTGCAGACGTTCCCAAACTTGCGTTAGCAAAAACAGCAGCTAGTGCTGTAGAACGATCAGTCAAAGACGCATCGCTTGCAACTTGGAAAGTTTGCATCGGATTATCAGCAACAAGAGCTTTGACAGGATGATTCGTGTCAACACTTGCGTTGCTTGATCCGGGCCAGTAGTTTTTAAATACGGTTGCTTTAGTAGAAGAATCTACATACTCAACGCCTATCAAAACACCGAGCGCGGCAGTTGTACCGCCAGCAGTGTCACCAGCTTGATCAATCACGCCAGCGGCGAGAGGGATCACTAAGCTGTATTGATAAATAGCGTTGGTGTTGTCAGAAGCAATTTCATACTTCGTAACACCAGTAGAGTTTGCAGCACTTCCTGTTAGTCCAATAGGACGCAGACCGTAAGCAGTTTCTTGATTTGCCATAAAGTTACCTTACCTTACTTACGTGGACCACCAAAAGTTACACGTGATTGACGATCAGGCTTGTCAATCACCATTGTTGAGTGCGCGTTTTCTCGCATCATATCCGAATCAAGAGATTCCAGTTGATCAGCGTGACGATCTCTAAAATAATCAGTCCGCTCTTCAACCGTTTCTAGCGGTATTCTTGCAAGAAGCAGCCCGCCTACACCAAATACACCCTCGTATCTACCGGAGTCCATAACAGGAGCTTCAAAATCAGGGTATTCATCTTTGCGGACTAGTTCATAGCCCTCTCGGAGTCGGCCAGAAATGTTGGTTCTGTCATCAAAACCACGTACTTCTGCACGAATCCAACGATGTTTAAACCCTTCCGGTGCTTCAGGGGCATCTAATTTAGACGGTGGTTGCCACGGCTTACGCCTTTCCGTAGCTGACCTATTTGATTTTGCGCGAGAAGTCTTTTTAATCGCCGCCATTTCTTCATTTGAAACATCAGACATATATTACTCCTTCACGTATCTAGCGTATTCTTCGAGTGGCACTCCCAGTCGTTTGGCAATCGTAACTTGGCTCGGGGAGAGTCGAACCTTTTTGCCGCGCCCAGATGAGCTAGAACGAGAAACACTGGCGACTGTCTGAGCGGTACGGCGCGGTGTTGTTGTAGTAGTTTCCTCTTCATTAAATTTATGAGGAAATTCCTCTCTCATCCTTGAATCTAGTTCATCATAATAGTCGTCGCTCTTCGGGTCAAACCCTTCTTCTTCGACCATTTTCTTGTGTAATCCAAAAGCAGCAAACGTCATAGTATAGTCATCGCCAAACCAAGAATTATTTTCCGCCCAAGCTTCTGCTTTAGGGTCGGGTTCTTGTGGTGGGGCTGGCTGCGTCGGCTGCGCTGGTTGTTGTGGAACATTAAACTCAGGAGCTGGCTGCGATTCTGTTGTAGCCTGCTGCCGTTCGCGTTGTGCTTTTGCTTGTTGGTGACGATCTGCTGCCACCGCCAATTGAGATATTTTGGTTTGAGCTGCCACAGAAGCCTCTGTGTCGCCCATTTCCATAGCTTTTCTCAATTCTTCTTGCGCTTGCTGCTGCTCCGCCATAACACGATTACCGTACTCATCGATATAGTTTTTATCGAGATTGTTCATACGGCTTTTAAGCTTTTCGCTTTCTTGCTGCACAGCTTGAGCATAACGGAAAGCTTCTTCGCGCTCCCTTTCCGCTTCTTTAGCTCGTTTAGTAAGCTGATTAATACGTTTTTGAACTTTTTTGCTTTGCTGAGAAACCTCGTCTTCTTCTGGTGCAGTTTCTACTACAGCTTCAGAAGCCTCTTGTTTTTCCGCAGTAACTTCTTCTTCTTGAAGTACTACTTCTTGCGGCTCCTCATCAAAATCTAAATTTACTTGGCCGTCATCGGCCTCATGGGCGGTCTTTGCCATAGATCTTGTCCTTAGTTGTGGAAAATATCGTTTGGATCTTGAATAACAGCTAACACTTCGTCATCGTTTAAAATCCGAACCTCACTACCAAAAGCGGCTTTGGTATCTTCGTTTAAACGAAAGCGAGAACCGGCGTAACGAGCAAAGATGATCCATTCTTTTTCAGCACACCAAGGTTCTCCCGGAAATTTTTCTTTGTCTTTATAGCAAAGAGGTCCCAGTCTTAGAACGTAACCTACGTTAGTTTGTATTGCCGAATCATCCACAGCTTTATCGGGAAGATAAATGCCACCCGTTGTTTTATTGGGTGGTCTAAAAGGTAAGATTAGAAGACGCCAACCGGTAGGTTGGGGAAGTCTATCTATTGCAGATGAATCAATAAGGGAAGGGTCTAACACGCGGTCTTCTGGAGCAACATAACAGTCGTCTAAAATACCGGATTTTTCTTCTGAAGCTTCAGCCATCTATTAA